GCCATGCCGTTGTAGTCGCGGCTGGACAGCGCCAGGTAGCGGTCATAGTTGGCCACGCCCTGCTCGTTCATGATGCTGTCGCACAAAGCGACATCATCATAGGTGCCAGCAGGAGCGCCAACGTCCACCACCAGCGAGCCGAGGTTCGCAGCAGCGTTCATGATCGCCAGGTTGATGTCCGAAGCCAGCTTCTGCTTGGCAGCCTCGCCCAGACGGCCTTCCTGCAGTGCATCACGCAGGTCAAGCGCAGTCATGGTCCAGGGCACCGTGCGGCTGAAGCCGATGGTGGCCGGGACAGCCAACTGCGTCATGTCCTGGTAGCCAGGGATGGCCACACCGGGAGTCGAGGAAATCGACTGCGCGATGTAGGGCTGGGGACGCCAGATGATGTCGTTGGTACGAGCCATCATCGTCTGGTCGGTGTTGTAGATGCTCACGTTGCGCGAGAGCACCAGGGCATCGTGAAAGCCTTCGAGCAGGTTCTCGAACGCAACACGCTCTTCTTTGGAAAAACTATTCGCCATGATTGGCTCCTATTTCAAAAATCAGTTTCTGGATGCTGCTTGCTTCTGCCGTTTGTACTGGAGCACCTTGGTGTAGTTTCCAGTCTTCTCAGCTTCGGCACGCAGCCGTTCAAGGGTTGAGTCCACCGTGCCAGATGCTCGACCAGTTCCCTGGACGATGCGCTCAGGCGCGGGTGCTGCTCTGCGATTTGTGACTTTCAATTCTTTCTCCAGTCTTGCCACCGCAAAAGCAAACTTCACGGGGTCGGTAATCTTTGAGAGGTCGGCTGCCTTCTTTGGGTTCTTTCCGAGTGCGTACACCACCAGCGCAGGGTTTTCAGCTCCTTGCAGGATCACGCCTTGCTGGGTGACGCTGAAGACCTCCTGGGCAATCGCCTCGGCATCCTCATAGTCTCGGACCTTCAGCTCGGCCTTGGCCTTGCTGTAGCCCTCCAGCTTGGCTTGCCAGGCCTGATGCTGCTGCTGCTCTGCCATCCTGGCCTGTTCGACCATGAAGTCATGCTGCCGCTTGCGCTCATGCCAAGCATCCAATGCCTGCTCGAATCTCTCGGCATCGTAGTCGTGGTCCTCCAGCTTCGGTTTCGGTCCCAACTGCACTGGTTTGTTCTCAGGTGCAGAGGTTGCGAGCTTTGCTTCGAGTTCACGAATCCGGCGCTCTTTTTCCCTGTTGGCCTTGCGTAGCTCTCGAACCCATTCAGGTGCGCGAACTTCCTCTTCGGTGGGTGGCGACTCCTCACCTATGGAGACCACAACTTCGTCTGACTCCTCCGCGTGCTCGTCATCGGAACCCACAGCCTGCTGGCCATCAGCGGAATCGTCCTCGCTGACTTCAATCTCAACAGGTTGCTGCTCGTCATCCAGCACCGCGGCCTCGCCGCCGTTGTCGTTTTCTCCTGCTTCTGCCTTCAAATTCATCGTTGACCCCATCAAACTCACTCAATTTGAACGGCTGAGTGGTTACCGTTTCCCACATTTTCACTCATTCCGAGCGCTCTGCGCAAGGCCGCATAGACCAGGCGCAATCGCAGCTCGGTCTCAGCCTTGAACTCGGCTGGCTCCGGCTGCTCTGACTCGATGGCCGAGTGGATGTACTCGACCAGGCGCTCGAACTCGTCTTGTGTGCTCATCGCCCGGTCCTCGTAGATTCCATGAAACGCATCAGGCTGTCGACCCATTCCTGGGTGGCTTGCTGCACCGGGTTCGATAGCTGGAACGACCGGATGTCGCCAGCCGGATCAGTGCCGGCAGCGCGCCTGGCCTGCGTGAACTCGGAAAACAGCAGCTCGCGCGGTATGGGTTGCTCGAAGCCGCCGACATACTGGCCGGCCAGTTGCGTGTTGTAGGTGGTGTGCGGGGCTGGCGACTCGGTGATGATGCGGCCTGTCGGGTCCATCTTGGCAATCGAGAAACCACCAGCATGGATCGGTGCGTCCATCAGCGACTGTTCGGTGATTGCCGCGCGTGTGGTCGGAAGGTCCGGGAATCCAGCCGTCTTGAACTGGTCCAGCGTCATGCGGTCGATGAAGGCATGCCGCAGCGCGCCATTGGCGTTGAGCTGGTCGCGCGCAGTCGGATCGTCGACGCCTTTCCATTCAGGCCTGAACCTGCGCACCTCTTTGTCAAACTCGCGCTTGGCCTTCTTGGTGATCTTGCCGCCCTTGATCTGCTCCAGCAGCGCATCGGACATCATGGTCGAGAAGTCGCCGCCGACATGACTCATCGGGGTGTAGACCATGTAAACATCGCCGCTGCCCTTGCCGGCCGCCTCCTGGACGCGCCTGGACAGGCCGGTGATCGGTCCCTTGTCAGACGCCCAGGCCGCACCGAATGGCAGGTGCGTGCGCATGAAGTCGGGGCCGCCTTCCAGCGCCACCGGAGTCGGCAGGCGCACGCCCTCGATCTCGGTCAGCATGCGGCCGGCTGCCGTGCGGTCACCAGTGGCCGGCAAGATGGTTGCACCCTGCCAGGCGCTCCGGGCTGATGATCTGCCGCGGGGGAAGGTCTTTGACCACCTCCTGGGTGAACTGCATCTCGCTGACTGGTTTCTCCAGCTTCTTGCCCTCGCCAATCGGGTGGTACAGGCCGCGTGCGATGTTCTCGGCCTTGCTGGCTCGTGGCACTGCAGCCATGCCGGCCAGCATTGCGCCACCCTTGGCCATGCCTCCAGGTGTTGGCACGGCCATCGATGCCAGGAACTCCTGGATCGGTGCCCTGGCAGAGCTGACCAGGCCGGCACGCTCCATCTGCCGGCCGATGTACTCGCTGCTGCCGACGACCTGCTCGTCTGGCGTGCGGTAACCGAACGGCCGCATGGCCATCGTGGCCAGGTCGACTGGCGTGCCGACCACTGAGGCCAGCGCCCGATAGGCCAGGTCTTTGATGCTTGGATCAGCCACGTCCGGTCACCATGTTGGAGATTGTGCGAGCAGATTCGACTGCCAGGCGCTGGTCCTCGTTGTCGATGTTGGCCAGCGTCTCGGCCGTCTTGGCTCGTTTGTACTCGGCATCTGCGATGGTGTCCACCGTGTCTGCGCGAGCCTTGGCCGCCTTGGCAATCGCCTCCTCGGCCGCGGCCTGCAGGAATATCTTGTTCGGGTCTTCGGGCTGGCCTTGCAGCTCGACCATCATCTCTTCCTGCTCCTGCTCGGTGGGCTTGACCACGCCCATGCGCACGAGCTGCTTGCGGAAGAAGTCGCGCACCTCGCCAATGCCCTCGCCCTCCATGTTCATCATGGCCATTGCCTGCAGCACCTGCTTGGTCTGCTGGTCGTCGGTGATGGCCATCATGCCGGTGAGTGCGCGCACGGTCGCCGCGCGCTTGCTGGTGCTGGACGGGCCGACATCGACGTTCACATCGAACTTGGCACGGCTGAGGTCGTTCTCCATGACCACCTCACCGGTCTCGCTGACCATCGGCCGCATCAGCTCGATCATGCCGACCGACTCGTCGGCCTCGACGACCTTCATCTTGCGGCCTTCCTCGACGTAGATGTCGCGCGCCATCGAGAGCCAGATTTCGCCGCAGCGCTTCATGCCCTTGGCGAAGTTGCTCATGTAGATGAAGGTCTGCATGTCCAGACGGGTCTGGATCATCTCGATGGCCTTGCCGGAGATGTTCGAGACCATCTTGTCGGCTTGCTGCGAGCTGCCCAGGATGTCCTGCATGTCCTGCTCGGTGATCTGCAGCAGGGCTGCCATCGCCGGTGGAATCTGGGGGCTGCGGGTGTAGGCCACTGGGCCGCTGATCTGCTGGCTGCCGTCCGGTCCGGTGATCGGGTTCACCAGCAGGTATGGGTAGTTGCGCAGGTTGTCGTCTGCCCACATGACCTGGTGGCCAGCCACCTGCTCGGGCACCAGGATCGGTTTCTCGACGCTGGACAGCGCACTGATCTCGCCCAGCTTGGAGAGCTGCATGTTCTTCAGGCGCTGCGCATCCTTAGCCAGGCGCACATGGCCCATGCAGCGCTCGACGTTGTCGACGAACCAGCGCTTGCCGTAGACCGGCACGATGGGGATTTCCTTGCCTGCGATGTAGCCGGCATCCTCCAGAATCTTGCCGCCCGACATGATGTACTTGTGAACGCGCCTAGACTTGATCTTGCGCTGCCGGACCTCCTGGCTGCCGATGGCCGCCAGCGTCTCTTCGAGCGCCGGATCGGCATCGAAGTCGGCCTGGCGGTAGCGCTCCTCGGTGCCGTCGATGGCGCGGAAGATGCGCACGGTCTCGGTCACGTCCTCGACCTTGTAATACTCGGCCACATAGACCACGTCAGGCGTACACCAGTCGAACTCGTACTGGTGGATGATCTTCGGCCAGTCGGTCGGATCGTCGCCCCACTCTTCCTTGTAGCTGGCGCGGGTCATCGAGGTGACCACGAAGGCAAAGCGCGCATCGGCCTTGTCCTGGCGCTTGGCGTTCAGGTCAAAGAAGACCGAGCTGTCGGCATCGAAAATCGGTTCGATGCGAATGCGCTGCTTCTCGTTGTCCTCGTCCTCTTCGTCCTCGTAAACCGTGCGCAGCCGCCAGGCACCAAAGCCACCGCCCACCGCCTCCTCGAAGGCGTTGTCGTAAGCCTCATCGGCCACCGAGTCCTGCTCGTCGGCACGGTACAGGCCATCGCAGGTCTCGGCCAGCTTGTCGTTCTCGCTGCCGTCCTTGCTGACGTAGTCGACCGTGATGCGGTTGTTGCGGTACTCGTTGATGATGCGGATGACGGCCAGGTGGACCTTGTTCACCTCGAACCTGGGCTTGTTCTCGTAGACATCCCAGAGTGGGCCTTCCCACTGGCTGCCGGCCAGGCTGTAGAAGCGCCGGTCCTGCAGGCACTGCAAGCGCTCGTCGCGCAGAGCAGTTTGGATGTCGTTGAATTGATTCAGCGCATCACTGTGGAGATTGTTCAGGTACTGCTCTTTTGACATGCGTGCCATATATCGCCCCTATTTGCAAGTATTTTCTACCATTTACTGGTCACCGGCAATGGTGTGAAGTCCACCTGCCTGCTGACCACCGCGGCACGCCTGACGCCTTCGCATGCGTAGCGCAGTGCGTCAATGACGTGGTTTTGCTTGTCCTGCAGCACCGGCAGCACCTTGCCGGTCAGCGGGTCCGTCTTGTAGCTGTAAAACGTCAGCTCGTCGATGGTGTGCGTGCAGCGTGGATGGACCACGATGTCGTAGGACTTCAGCCACTCGACGCCCTCGACCACGGAGTCCTTGCCCTTGACGGCCGGCATGATCTTCGGGAACCCGTTCTTGCGCATGTGGCTGATGGTCTCGGGCCTGGAGCTGTCGGCCACCAGTGGCCACTTCTCGGCCTCCGGCACGGTCATGAACAGCTCTGGCGTGTTCATGATCTCGCAGCCCACCATGTAGGCCTCGTGATCGATGTACAGCGTGCGGCCGACGATGTGGCAGCGCACCAGGACGGTCGGATCAGTGGCAAAGCCCCAGTCAGCGCCAAGCCGGTGAATGGCGTCCTTCGGTGCCTCGAACTCCTCGATCTTCCAGTTGCGGAAGACGCGCGCGCTGCTGTTCTGCAGGTAGCCGCCACGCCAGACGTGCGCATACTTGTCCGGGTCTCGTGACTTGTCGTACTCCATCTCGGAGCGCAGCACGTCCGGGAACCATGGGTTGTCGTCGAAGTTGACCTCCAGCACCACCGAGTCCGGTGGTGGCTTGTCGCCACGCAAAAGCTGGTCGACCGGATCGCTGGACTGGCTCGGGTTCCAGGTGAACCACAGCTCGGAGCCTGGCTTGCGGATGGTCGGCCGCAGCAGGTCCAGACTGCGCTGGGAGAGGCTCTGTGCCTCCTCGCACCAGGCACGATCGTAGCCCTCCAGCGACTTGATCGAGTCTGCCGTGTGGTTCTGCATGCCCTGGAAGATGATCAGGCCGTCGCCGCGTTTGGACTTGATCACGGCCTCCTGGACCTCGAAGTAAGCGCCAGCGTTCATGGCCTCGATCTTTAGCTCCAGCAGGCGCTTGACCGACTGCGCCAGGGACTTCTGGACCTCGCGCACGCAGACCGACCGGCTGGTCGGGTCCATGATGTGGGCCTCGATCAGCATCTCGGCAAAGGTGTGCGACTTGCCGGAGCCGCGGCCGCCGAAGGCTCCCTTGTAGCGCGCAGGCTCCAGCAGCGGCAGCGCCCATTGTGGGGTCTCGATGCGCAGGGTCGTCACTTTCCGACCACCACGCGCTCGATCTTCTGGATGGCCAGCGGCCGGTCAGGGTCGCCAGTCAGCTCCAGCTTGTCGCCGTACTTCTTCGGTGCCAGCTTAGACAGCAGCCACTTGCGGGTGTCGACCTGTAGCTTGTGCTTCTGCACCGCCGCCCAGTCCTTCTTGCCATCCGGCTGCAGGCCGACATCGGCATCACTCAGCTCGATCACCTCGTTGGCAATGCGCTCGATCAAGTCCTCGCGCGCGCGCGCGTACTCTGCAGCCAGCTCTGCGTCCTCATTCAGCCACAGGTTGAACGTGCTCTGCGACACGCCAGCCGCCTCGCATGCCTTGAAGGCGCTCAGACCGCCACGCATGCCCGAGAGCACCAAGGCGCAGATGTCGGCCTTGTTCTCGTGCTTCCTGACCGGCTTCTTCGCCGCGGCCTTTGCTTTGTGGGATTTTGTGGTCATGCTGCATTGTCCTCTTTTTCCAGCCGGTTGGCCACCAGGGTGGCGTAGCCTGCGATGTCGACCCAGTTGTCGGCGTAGTTCGGATCGCCGTTCAGGATGCGCGCGATCTTGTGCTGGATCATCTCCAGGGCTTCACGCTGGTCGGCCTGGAGACCATCCCAGCCGCTGCGCTCGTGCATGGCAGCCTTGAGGTCTTGGCTGATCCTGGCATGTCCCTGGAAGCTGCCATACCGACCTT